AGATGTACCACCATCATCTTTAAATGCAGCAGCTCCATGTACCCTTGTAGCTAAAGCTGATATATTTGGCTGTGCTTGTATAGCTTTCCAAGGTCGATAACTATTTACTGCAGGATAAACATTTAGTGCAACAGTTGCACCAGGGTTTAAATGATCTGGTAGGTCTGGTAGCCATTCTGCAAAAGGTACTTGCATTAGTTTACGTTATCTAAATTATTATGGTTAATATCTGTTCTTTGTACCAATGGTGTAGCATTATAAGATTCTTTTTCATCATGTGCATTAATTAAATTAATACTGTTAACAAATTGTTCTTTCCATTGTGCTACAATATTTGGATCTATACCTCTAATAAAATTAGAAGCATGATACAATGCTCCATACAAATAAACATTAGGATGGTTTAATAATATATAGTTTGATGTATTTGTGTTTGATAGTGCATCAAAAGCTTTATAATACGTTAATGTTGCTGTGCTTGTACCTGATGGTATAGGGCTAAATCTAAAATTAGAACCTTCAATACTGTAAGCTTTAGGTAATCCAGTTGTGCTAGATCCTTGTGTTTGATGTTGTTGATAGGGTGTAATAAAAGTTAGTACTTGTTTACCACTACTATTTAGAAAGAAACTTCTTACACCTAAAAAACCAGTAGGCAATGTTTCTGTTTCTGCATCTATAGTAAAACTTATAGTAGTTTCCATAGGGCGTATACGCAGCTCTCTATTAAATTCTGCTTCTGTCAAAGCAATAAAATCTATAATTTCTGTACCTAAATCTGTTCTAGCTAAAAAGTTTGCAACAGATGCTTGTAATCCTGAATAAGTATTAAGTGCCATTATAATCCTTTGTTTCCTGTTCTAAAATGTGCATATTCACTACTATTAACCATTCTTCTAATAATAGTTTTTTGTGTATCTTTGTCTAACCTGTGCCAATTAGAATGCCCAAATAATTCTTTAGTTTTAATCTGTAATGCAATTAATGGTATCTGTGCAATTCTTTGCAAATCACCTTTTTGTGCTTCAGGTATATGATTTCTAAACAATTTGTTTTGCTCTAAGACTGGAGCTACATCTTGTTTTTTTTCAATAATTAGTTTGTGATCATTTCGATCTATATGAATTTTATCATCATTTGGCATTGTCTAGTTCCTTTTGTTTATTGACTGCGTACTTATCAATATGTTTTTTCATTATTTTAATTTCTAATTTTGCTTCTCTAAGTTGGTTTTTTAAACTAGTAATTTGTACAATGTAACCTTTCCCACCATAAATAAGATCATTAGTTAAATGCCATATATCAGCAGTTTCTTCCCAACGCATTTCTAGTTCTTCTATGTAATCGTCTTTTGTTGCAACAGCTTTATCCTGACGACAAGAATATTTAAACTTATTACCTGTTAATTGTAATGGTCCTGTTATCATGGCATTTTTCTAAATATAGAACTCCATCTTTTACTCCATGCTTTATGTTTCAAATCATCTTCTTTTTTCTGTAATGCTTTTTTACTTACTTTTCTGTAATGTTTATAAAGTATAGACCATACAGGTTGTACCTCGTGCCAATATGGAGGTTTGTTTTGTAAATTTAATTCTTTTTTAACTTCTTCAAGAGGTTTATGTAACTTAGAAGTCCAATCAATTTCTAAAAACCATTTAGATTGTTTTCCTCTTTTATAACTTTCGTAAGCAAGTTTAAGATAAACATAAACAGGAGAAGCTTTAATTATTCTAAATAAGGGTGTGCCTTTAGGATACTTGCTAGGCAAAAAAGTATTTCTTAGAGCCATAAAGAAACTTGCATATAGTATAGTTGCATAACTTTTACGCCATTCTTGAGCTAAATTAAAAGACAGCACACATACCTCACCAATAGGAGAAGTATCATAGCCATTAAAGAAATGTATAAGATCATGCTGTAGCATAGTTGCTTCTGCATACTTATTAAAATTAGTATTCTTTTTTCTTGTTGCTCTAAACGGTACTAAACTTACAGTAAACAAATCTACAATATATTCATCATTACCTAACCATTGTTTAAATTCAGCTCCAAAGCTGCCTTCAGGATAATCATTTTCTTTAACTTGTAATCTTACAGGTAATTTTTCATTATAAATAATTTTTGATACAGGCATTTCACCAAATCTTTTAATATGTTGTTTGGTGTCTTTTTTGTCTAATGTATCAATAAATTTAAATATTAGTTCTATTGGTGGATCAGCATCAGTTTGTAAATGAGTTGCATATAACCAGATAAATTTTAATCGTGTCCACAGCATCTGTTGTCCTTATTTATAAATCATTATTATTTTACAATCATTATTAGTATCATTTTGAATTGTTGCAGTTTCACTTATCATTTCAACTATTTCATATTGTCCTACAACACTTTCATTACCATCAACATTAATTCTAACCTGTTCACCAAAAAATAAATAACATTTAGAACCCTGTTTAGTTGCTACAGTCATTTGATCTTCTAGATATTCTTCAGTTTTTGGAGATAGACTAATAACTTTTTCAGTCCAGTCATTATCATCATAAATAAAACAAACAAAGACAGTATCATCTTCTAGAAACTCTAATTTACTTCCATTACACGCTAGTTCGTATGGAAAAGATTTACCTAGCCAAGTCTTTTGTAAATAACTTTCTTTATAAGTAAATGTTATAGAATTATCAGTATTAGTAATTACAGCTTCACTATGTTCAGGATCATGTTTAACAATATCTTTTGCAAATTCAATATCTTCATCACTAATTTGATCTTCTTCATCAAATGTCCAGGTATTTTTAATAGTACCTTTTAAAATAAAATAGTTATTTACTCTTTTAACAAGCTTATCATTATCAGGATGATATGTAAGTTTATCAAAATGAGGTTGTTCATTAAATTCTGTTCGACTGATTTCATTTCCTATTTTAGCAATTCCAATGCTATATTGCAGTTCATTAGAAACAAATCTTGTCTGCCATTTATTTATATTTACTGTTAGTGTCATATTTTTTGTGGTTCTTTAGGAGTTTTAAGTTTATTTACTTCAAACGTTTTAATTGCTTTATTAGTTTCATCAATTTTTTTTTGCTCTTTTTTTTTCTCAGGCATTAAAAATTACCTCCACTAAAAGTTACAGTTGTTACTCCTGTGTTCCAACTTGCTTGTTGTGTAGCTGCGTATGTTTCATTATAAGTTGAATTATAAACAAAATTCTGAGCAGTAAAACTAAGACTATTTGCACCAGAAAGTGTAACAGTAAAATTAGTTCCTAACTTATCTGAAGCTGTTTGATCACCTGCAAATATTATACGACCTGGCGTAATAGCAGCAGTTGCAAAAATACCTCTTAAAGTAATACTATCACCACCTGAAGTTGTATATGAGTCATCACTAGCTGAACCCATATTAGCTGATGAGCCATCTTGTGCATTCCAAGCTCCAGATGCTCCTAACGCAAATCCTGTATGAGATGTTATTTTTCCTGTTTCAGTAGCAAAAGTAAACACACCAACAGCATCTGTAGTAACTGTTGCAGCATCAGCTGAACCATAAAACTGATTTAAAGAAATTGTACCACTAGTAGGTATTGCAGTTGTATTATTTGTACCATCTGTATTATTGTGATCTTGAACATTAGTACCACCACGATAATATTCATTTAATCCTATAGGATTTGAGCCACCGTGTTCAGATTGAATTTGTGAAAGGGAGATTGCGCCTGATGTTTGTAATGTCATTCTGCCTCGTCAATTTTTACGCCATTGTATTCAAGATCTTTATCACAATGACCAACTTTATGTTTATCTAATTCAATTTTAAGTTCTTTAATTGCTTCAATAAGATAACCTATTGTATTGCCATAAGCTACTGATTTGTATTCTCCATCTACAACAAGTTCAGGAGCAACCTTTTCCATTTCTTGTGCAATTACACCACTTGATAATTTATCGTCTTTAGTAAATGTAACACCTCGCATTTGAGATACTTTGTCTAAAGCATTGTCGATTGTTTTTATGTCCGACTTTAATCTTTCATCTGAGAAAGCTGTGATATTGCCTGAAGCTACAATAGCATTATTAACTTGTAAACTTCCTGTAACAGTAACGTCACCTGAGTTAAAAGTTGCATTACCATTATCACTTGAATCAAAAGTAAGAAAAGTTTTTACAGTACCACCATCGTTACCTCTAATTTGAATGTCTTTATCTTGAATAAGAGATTGTATAATAAGATTATCACTATCATCTTTTAATTGTCCGTAAGCAGACGAACCGTCATATAATACTATTTCTCCATTATCATCAGCACTTAAATTAATTCTACCACCTGAATCAAGAGTTAGATCAGCAGAACCAGATTTAACAATATCAGCACCATTTAATGTTAGATCCCCTGTCATAGTACCACCAGCTTTAGGTAAAGCTGCGTTAGCAGTGGTATTTGCACTTGTTGCAGTAGAAGTTGTAGATGTTAAGACTGCATCTCTGGCTGCAATATCAACTCCGTCTACTGTGCCTGTAACAGCTATGTTTCCTGTAACTGTAGTACCCCCATTTAATGCATGATTACCATTAGTGTCTATAACATATCTAAATGCACTAGCAGATGCATCGTAAACAGCAAATGCAGCACCAAATGAACCTATTTGATATTGTTTGTTACTTTGATCACTTTCAATAAAACTAATTATAGGAGTATTACTTGTTATAATTTGAGTGCTTGAAGCATTTAATGTTCCACCAACAGTTACATCATTAGCTACAGTAAGGTCAGTACCAACATACATTTTTTTAGCTGCTGATACACCACCTGCAGTACGAATAGCTCCGTCACTAGAAGTAGCGTCAGTTCCACCTGCTACAACTACTTTTGAACTTACGTCTAATGTGCCTGATACGTTGGCACCACTAGCATCCGTTTCAAGACGTGCTACGTTATCATTATATATAACGACTCCACCATCTCCTTGAACAACGATTCCATTTTCACCACCTTGCGGTTGTATTAGTATATCGTTTTCTGCTCTTAAATATAAATCACTACCTGATCGTTGTGATGCTATATATAAATCTCCAGTAGAACCAGTAGCAGTTTCTATTTTTGAATTAGAACCGTCATGTTTAATAACTAAATCTTCACCATCACCAACAATAATTTTTCTGCTATCTGCTATATATAAATGATTTCCTACATCTACACTTGAGTTAAATGTAGCTTTACCATCATTAGACATATCAAGGGTAAGGGCTGTTATTGCACTACCACCATCGTTGCCTTTAAATACTATATCTGCATCTGAATTTGCACTATAAAAAGTCGGGCTATTTCCTGCACCTACAGATAATTCTATTATAGAACCACCATTATCTTTAAATCTCCATGCACCACTATCTGAATCAAGAATTATATCTCCAGCTACATCAACTGTAAAATCACCAGTAGAAGTAATAGCACCTGTCATTGCTCCTCCTGCTTTAGGTAGAGCTGCATTAGCTGTCGTTGTAGTAGATGTTAGTACCGAATCTCTTGCAGAAATATCAACGCCATCAACAGTACCTGTAGCAGTCATATTACCTGTTAATGCTAATGTAGATCCATCAAATGTTAAGTTTGGTTCTCCATCAAAATCTGAAGTAACACTTGCAATAGATACTAATCTGTTAACTGCAGCATTATTAATAGTAGTAGCTCCAGTAACACTAGCAAAAGATATAGTACCTGATCCATCTGTTTTAATAAACTGGTCAGCAGTACCATCAACTAAAGCTAATTCATTTACACCAATAGAGTTTGCAGCAATAGTTCCTGTTATTGTAATATCAGATCCACCATTAAAACTAGCAGATCCTGTTACTTCACCACCTAAATTTATTGTTCTAGCTGTTGCTAAAGTAGATGCTGTACTTGCATTACCAGTTAAAGGACCAGTTATACCTGCAAAAGTTGGAGAGCTAGTTGTAGCTAATGCTTGGTTAATTCCTTTAACCGCAGCTAAATTAGTTAACTCACTGTCCATTAATGCACCAGCACTAGTAACATTTGCAGTATCAGTAACATCTGCACTTGCTTCAATAGCATTTAGTTTAGTGTGGTCAGCATCAGTAAACACATTAGAATCAGAAGCTGCTTCTACAGCAGTTCTTATTTCTGCATTAGTTTGGTCAGCAGTAGCACTTGATTCAATACTATTTAGTTTTGTATGATCTGCATCTGTAAATACATTACTGTCTGATGCAGCTTCAACAGCTGTTCTAATCTCAGCATTCGTTTGATCTGCTGTTGCAGAACTTTCAATACTGTCTAATTTTGTTCCATCTGCGCTTACATCTCTACCATCTACAGTAGAAGATGTTGTAATAGCATTACTACCCATAGCAATAACACCTGTCATGGTGCCGCCAGATTTATCTAATTTATTATTTAATTGTGTTTGAATAGCAGAAGTTACTCCATCTAATCTTTGAAATTCAGCATCTGATACACTGCCATCAGCTATCTTAGTAGCATCTATTGATGAAGGTAAATTACTAGCAGATACACTTACAACAAAATTTATTTTATCATTAGGATCATCATGTGTTACTGTAATATCTGTTTCAGTATTACCAGTAAGCATAGCACCAATAGTATCTCTAATGGTTTCAGCAGGAAAATTATTATTAATAAATGTGCTTAAATTAGCTGCAGTTATTTTTTTAGTTGTATTAGCTGTTACGTCTACTACAGGTATTATATCACTAGTAGCTGGTGTTGTAATTTCTGGTAATTGGCTAATTTTCTTATCTGTCATTTTAAATCCTTAAATTAATTATTAATAGCTTCTCCGCTATGTACAGGACCAATAGCTTGTTCAAACATAAGGTTATGTCCATCTTCCTGTAACAATGATGTACCATCTTCATTGTCTATATACTCTAAATCTATATCCGTTCTTCTATCTCTGTATCTATCCTGTCCTCTAATAGAATGTCGTCTTACCCAAGTAGTCATTATTGTGTAAGTTCTGTAACTCTAGCTTGTCCTGTAGTAGAACCTACTATCAAGAATGCTATTTTTGTACCTGGCTCAACTTTAAAATGTTCTGGAGTATAAGCAGGTATAATTAAACTATTAGTTGTTGCAGTAGGAGTAGTACCAAACTCCACATAAGAATCTACAGTCACAACAATACGAACATCATAAATTCCATCACTAGCTCCATTTGCTGTAGCAGCTGATGAACCAGTTATTCCAAGAGCTTGTGTAGTTCCTACTTTATAGTTAGGATTGTAATGTTTAGTTGTCATAATTACTCCGTAAGTTCTGTTATAAATAAACTGCCATTAGATGCATTTCTAATTACAGATATAGTTCCGCCTGGATGGCATTTTACTATTTCATAATCTTTAGCAGCTATTGGTGTCACTGATGTAGTTGCAGTGCCATTAAAGTTAACATGGCAATCTGTAGTAGCATATAAACGTACAAATCTAGTTTGACCACCTAATGCACTACTACTTGCAGCTGTGCTTGTGTAATCTACTTTTTGTACTGTGTCGTATAATAAATACATAATATTTTTTTCCTTAGAATGATTATAAAGTAGGGGAGCCGAAACTCCCCCACAATACTAGTTATTACTGATTAATATCCGCAATAATACCATGAGCTTTGTCATTTCTAACTTCTAAAGTCCATTCAACAAGTAGTTGAACTCTTTCAGAGTCGCCAGTTTTAGCAAGGTCATTGATACTGAAATCACGTAGATATGCAGCAGCTAACATGTCAGCTTGTAATAAGAACGCAAAATTCTCATTAGTAAGAGCCATAACTCTGTTAGGTACAACTTGGATATCACCGAAATCTGAGCTATAAACATCTATAGCAGCATATTCGACTCTTTCTCCAGCTGGACCAAAACGAGTTGTGTTAGCATTGAAAGTAGACACAGTCTGTTTAACAGAAGGTGGTACTACCAACATATCAGCATCTCCACCATTCTCATATACAGTTTTTACAACTGATTTAAGAATTGATTCTGTTAATGCACGGTGTGTTCCACCAGTTGTTGCTCTAGTCAAACCAGTTGCAGCATTAAATCCTGCAGATAGTGAACCAGCAGCATCACCTTGTGTTAACCATGTTGATAATGAGCCTAACTCTCTTGCAGCAGAAGCAGAACCTACAACAGAAAGATTCTCTTTAATAAGAGCAAATTCCATGTCTTTTTTAAGTTCTTTTGATTTCTTAGCAATTTGGTAAGCCATTTCATCAGCACGACCAGCACCGTCAACAGCAAATTGTGTTCCTGTTAATAGGATCACTTTGTCCATGATTTGAGTGAAGTTGTGTACTCTTGCAGTTGCAGAAACTGCATCAGTAGTAGCATCATCACCTTCAATCACAGCATTTGCAGCTGCATCAGCTAATGTGTCAGTTTGCCATTCATGTTTTGTACTTGTTGCTTTGGCACGAGGAATGGCTGAAAGGATCGGAGTATCTTCTGGTGAAATATTGTAAATTACATCAGCAAGATCTTCTCTTAATCCCTTTGTATCGTATGTGTCAAAGGTATTGCTTGGTTGAGCCATAATTATCTCCTTTTAAGATAAGATTATTTAAGATTTTGCCTAAAGATAGCAGCAGCATCTTTTAGATGACCACTTTTCTTCAAGCGTTTAAAACCTTCATTCCTTCTTAAATTTAACTTATCGTCTTTAGATTGAGCAGTACCAGCTTTTACAACTTTAGGAGCATTTGATATTTTCTTAGATATGCCTGGTTTAGAAGATTGTAGCTTTTTATAAGCTATGGCATCTTTTAAAATTAAAAGCATCCTATGATCAGTAAGATTTCCAATTTCAGCTTGATTGTAACCAGTATCAGTTAGATATCGTTTCATATCATTTCTGGCAGTTACAGCTGTTTCTGGATTTTTCATCTCAGGCATTTTCAAGTACATTTGTTTCTCTTGTTCTTGAATATACTTTTGATATTCATCTTGCTGACTAGATTGTAATTGTTGTCTAGTAGTTTCAAGATCCCTTTGTCTTTTCTGCATTTGATATTGTAATCTAGCAGCTCCAGCAGGATCTTCTTCATACATCTTATCAAAATCAATAGATGCCATTTCTGTATCTAATTGAGTTCTTAAAGATTGCTCTAATTGACTTATGTTAGTTAATTGAGATTGAAGGGTTTCTCGTTCTCTCCGAATTGTATCTTCTTGTTGCTTTCGCTCAATAGATAGTTCTTCAGTTTTACGAGAATAATCAGCTTGTCGTTGATATCCATTAATAAGTTCTTCCTGGTTGACCTCATATTGTTGTCCGTTAATAGTAACGGGGTATATGGGTTCCTGAACTTCTTGTGTTACAATATCCTCCGATTCTTGAGGAATATCTTCTTGGGTTTCTTCAACTTCAGACAAGTTTTTGTTTGGAACATCACTTGGATTAATATCCATTTGTTCTGTATTTTCCTCTACTACCTGTTCGGTTGTAGTCGTAGCATTTTGATTATCCGCTGTAGGGTTCAATAAGCCACTGATAGTTTCTGCAGCTCCGCCCACATTAAGGGTGGTTGGCTGCTGTTCAGCATCAGACATAAATGTCCTCCTATTTTAAGGTTTTGATATCCTCTAGTTGTTTAGAGGCTAGTTTGCCAGTGTTCATCAATTCTGTTAGGTGACCAATGATCTTATCTAACTGATGATAGGCTATCCATATAGCAGTTCTGCTATCTGAATCTTTGTAAGAAGTAGATATTAATTGATTCATGTAATCTGCTTTTATAGCAGATACAGCCTCTTTAAATACCTCATTTTCTAATATGGTTTCTGAGATCTGTCCTTTGTTTATTTCTTGATTAAGTTTTATTTCACTCATTGATTATTTGGGTCGAAGAATTGTTTTTGTTGTTTTACAGTTTCTTGTCCTAGATCTCCTACATTTGCAATATTACTTTGTTTAGGCATATTTGCAATTTCTTTTTTTATTTCATTTGAATCTATATTCATTTGATATTTAGCTTCTAGCTCTTTGATGCGTACTTCCATGTTTAGCATCATTTCTTGAGTTTTTAACTCTAACTCTTTTTCTTTTATTTGTGTATCAAGGATCTTACGTTGATTCTCACCTTGTACTTGAGCCAGTGTAACTTTTTCAAACTCTGTAGGTTGTGGTGGTCGAGGTGGTGGCATTTGTGATGCACCTACTACTGGATCTGTAAAGTATGTTTCAACATTTCTAAGACCAGCAGCTTCCACTAATTTAGTTAGTGTATTGTGTACATTTCTTAAATTAACCATAGGACCAGCAGCAGATTTTTGTAAGTTAATTGCTTGTAGTTGTCTTTCTAAGATAACATTTAACAACTGCAGCTCTTGTTCTTTACTACCAGTTCCAAGTCCTACTTGTATTTCAACATTACATTTGTTGGTCCATTCCATCGGCATCATAGTAACGTACTGTTCATTTACACGAATAATCTTTTCTTTAGTTTCGTATTTAGTAACAATTTCTAATATTTTATTAAATAGTTCTTTAACACCTGTTTCAGCGAATACTCTGCAAATTAATTCAACACGCAACTGTGCTTGTGTCAGAATCTGATTCAAACCACTTGCTGTTTTATTTAATGAGTCAGCATCCATTCCCTGTGAGTATCTTGTTACTCCAGTTCTTTGTTCTCTTACTGTATCCAAGTATTCTAATAATGGCATAGCAGCTTGGTTAAGTGGTTGACTAGCCATAGGTGTTATTACTGATGCAGGAGGTTGTTTAGTTCTTACTATTCCTCCAGGTCTATTTGTTAATAGATCATCAAGATTAACTTGACCATCCATAACTGCAACTCGATTATTGTTAGTTAGATACATGTTATCTAACAACTGTCTCATAATTGTACTTTTTACTAATTGTACATCTTCAACAAGTTCCGATACAGATCTTCCGTAAAATCTATGTGGCACTAGAATAGGTGTGATACTTACGAAAGGACATCTGTCATAAGGCACATTGTCTAAGATTTCATATGAGCTATCACCTGCTACAGTTACTTTTCGTAATTCGGCAATACCATCTTTATCTTCATCCAATTTGATATAGCATTCGTATATTAGTATTTCTTCATTTGCTTTATCTGTTGTTGGTTGCAACTGATCATCTTCTCCTAATGAACGAGTAAGATG